GTTACAATTTCTCCATTCTTTCTGAGAACTGTAGCTATATCTTCTGCAACATTTCTTATAGATGAATAATTCATAGTTAAAATTGTAGTTTTCATAGAAATTTTTTATTTGTCATGACATTAAAAAATGATATGGGTCTGTTTTTATATGAATGTCCTATTTGCCACAAATATTACAAATCAAAAAACAGTATTAGAAGTCATTTTAGAAAATATCATCCAAATGAAAAGATTACAGATATAAAAAGAGTAAGTAAAAGAACTTATGAATATATAGAAACACAAATTGAAGATGTTGATTAATTTTAAATTGAGAATTAGAAAAAAAGAAAAAAGAAAAATAGCTTATAAGGAAATCTATAGTTTTTTAGCTTACGTATCCGTTAGGAGATCCAGTTATTATATTAGTTACAGCGTCAAGAATTTCTGGATTGGCATTAAACGCTGATATATAATAAGCCTTTAGACCGGCTATCATATTTGTTAAAGCAGGTCCAGACCCTATTCTGTTTAAAGCTCTAGCAATCTTTAAACCGTAACCTTGATAAATCGCCCTTTGTGGTCCAGTTACACCATATTGTGTCAATACAGCAGAAACTTGTTCATTTACAGCTACAAATTTAGGTGAGTTTGTCTGGTAATTTTGCTGAGCTATTGGAGCTACATTAGACAATACCGTAGATGCGACAGTTGGATTTGAAAATGCTGTAAACTTAGCGTTCCATTTTGCGTATCTTTGTGAATAACTTCTTGGTGTATGACCCTTTGCCATATTCGGTCAATTTACAATTTTTTTTCCTAAAATATAAATTTTCACGTTCTATAATAAATATGATGTATATTATTTGTACAAATTGGGAAAAAATTAAAATTTAAAATTCCCATGTAAATAAAAAACAAAACAATATACATAATATTATGTATATGTATTGTTAATCTAAAAAACTTGATAATTAGAATGATTTCGGAAGATATACAATATTAAATATCCTATATGTAAAGTAATATTAAATTTTTTAATTGTCACATTATTACATTTAAACTATGGAAAACTTGGCAATTTATGAATGTAGAAAATATACAGTTCAAATATTTAGATGGCTAAAAAGTCGTTACTCTGATAACGTATACGATTTTCTAGTTTTAGAAGAAAATGATTTGATAACTATAAAAATTATAATGAATGTGAAGAAAGAATTTTATGAAAAAAGGGGAATTGGAATTTTGAATTATATAATTAAGACTTTCAAAAGACCAGAAATTATAAAGATAAATTGGAGATATAACCATAATATGTTCAATATTACTGTACTTTGCGGAAATATTAATAACGAAACTACATAATTCAAAATTAAGTTTTTAAACTAGAAAATTGAAAATATATATTTATGAAAAATGTGAAAAAAGGAAAAAATAATTTTGTTGAATTTGATAATTTTGATGAAGTAAAGGAAGTATTTGAAGAAGCTATGAAAATTGTAGAAGATAAAGATGGAGAAAGATTTTTAGTTATCGAAAATAAAGAAGATTTTGAAAGATTTAAGAAGTTATTATTTGAGGAATATTACAAATTACATACAGAAGAAAAACAAAAATCCTCTAAATAAAAAAAGATAAATAATTTTATATTTGTCATAAAACGAAAAATAATTAACATGACAGAACAAAACAATTCAAATCAAAAAAATCTAGAGAATTGCAAAGAATCTAAAATAATTTTTGAAAATGGGGATTATTTTATAGAATGTAATGGAAAATTGTACAAATTAATAAATGATACATTAGTAGAAATAATTACAACTAATTCTACAAATGTTAATTAACAAAATAAAGTTGTAAATATATTTGTCATAAAGTTAAAAATTTTTAAATTTGGTGATATAAAATGATAAAAATTATATTTGGAGATTCTAGAAATATGAAAGAAATTAAAGATAATAGTATTGATTTAGTTGTTACTTCTCCGCCATACTATAATGCCCCATATGATTTTCCGGACCTTTTTCCTTCTTATACTGACTATTTGAACATGTTGAATGACATAGGAAAGGAAATTTTTAGAGTTTTAAAAGAAGGCAGAGTTTCAGTTTTTGTTGTAGGAGATATTAGGATAAACGGTGTTCTATATTCTATAACTGCAGATTTAATAAAAATAATGCAAAATTTAGGATTTAAATATCAAGAAAGAATTATTTGGAAAAAATCAGAAAGTTATATTAAAATTAGTAGAAGAAGTGGTGTTATTGTTCAACATCCTTATCCTCTATATTATTATCCAGACAATATTTATGAAGAAATTGTAATTTTTAAGAAACCAGGAAAATTTATTCCAGAAAATAAGGAAGAAAGTAAAATAGATTTAAACAAATTCCAAAAAGAAAAATGGTATTTAAATATCTGGGAAATAACTAATGTTTTGCCCCAAGACAAATATACAAAATATACATCACCATTTCCAGAGGAATTAGTTAGAAGAATTATTACACTTTATTCTTACGTAGGGGATACAATTTTGGACCCATTTGTAGGTTCTGGAACAACTTTGAAAGTGGCTAACGAATTAAAAAGAAATTCAATTGGTTATGAAATAGATTTAGAATTAAAAGATATAATTTTAGAGAAAGTTAATGTTAATACACTTTTTGGAAAACCACAAATAGAGATAATTGAAAGAGAAGATGTTAAGAAATTAAGGACCGTATTAAGGGAAAAAATTAATACAGAATTAGAAAAAAAGAAATCAAAGAAAAAGAAAGATAAAAAATAAATAATATTAATAAATTGATAAACTAAATATAAATATATTTGTCATAAAGTTAAAAGTAATAATTATGGAAAACCAAAATAAGATTAAAGATGAATGTCGAACATGTATTAAAGATGAATGTGATTTTGATAATATGTATTGTACAGATTGGTGTTGTTATGTTCGATGTGGTGAGAAATGGTATAGAATTGAATATTTTGACCCATTAGGAACTATGGATGATGAATACATAGAAATTTTTGAAGATGACCCGCCAAACATGAATTCAGAAGATAAAGAATAAAAAATAATTGAAAATATATATGTCATAAAACTTTTTTTAAAAATGATGAAATATGGATAGATTAACTTTTAGATTAATACTTTTTTCAAATGCATTTTTAACAATATTTTTAACACTTGAAATTTTTTCTATTACAATTTTATCAAAAAATCAACATGATATTAATATACTTTCTCTAATTTTATCAATTATGTTAGCAATATTTTTGACTTGGATAATAGATATGATAGATGATTTATATGATAGAATTATTGACCTTGAATATGAGATTAAAAGATTAAAAAGTGAAGCGTAATTGAAAATATATTTGTCATAACTTATTTTTTGAACTTGAACAAACATGATATTAAGCGATAGAGATTTAAAATATTATCTAGAGAAAGGATGGATAAAAATAGAACCATTAAGAGAAGACAGTATTAGAGAAAATGGGATAGATTTAAGAATTAGAAATCCATTTGCTAGATTGAAAAAGACTAACAAAATATTTACGCCAGGCGATAATATAGAAGATTTTTATGAAATTTTAGATTCTTATGAAATTGTAGTACAGCCTCATGAACATCTATTATTAACAACTCTCGAATATATAGAACTTCCAAACGATATTATGGCATTTGTGAACCTACGTTCTACATATGCTAGACTTGGAATTTCTATACCGCCAACTATTGTAGATGCTGGATTTAAAGGCGAACTTACAATAGAAGTTATAGGCTCAGAATTTCCAGTAAAATTAACAGTTGGAGAAAGATTTTTACATTTAATCTTTGCTAAAACATTATCTCCAGTAGAGAACCCATATCATGGAAAATATCAAAAACAAAGAAGTGTGACTTTACCAAGATTTGAAAAGAAAACTTAAGAAAAAAAGACGAATTAACTTAAAAAATTCTTATTTTTTAACTATTATACATAGCTTTTGTCATCCTTACATTTGTCCGTAGAAATTCCTCAATTGCCATTCTAACAACATCAGACCTAGTTAATTTATTATTCATTGCATAACTGTCTAATTCTTTAAGTAAATCTTCCTCAAGTTTTACAGTTATTACTCTCACTTTACTCCTCTCTTCTGTAAATATTCTGTAACAGCTTGTTCTATAGCTTCAGTAATTGTCATGTCATTTTCAGCACAATATTTCTTTAATTTGATTTTGAGATTTCTATCTATATTTATCCCGAAGACTACTTTCTCGGATTTTTGTTCAGATTTCATTTTTTCCGTCATTTTCTCTCAATTTCTAAAAATATATTATGACATATTTATATGTTTCGATTTTTTGCGGAAAATTTATTATAAAGTGACAAACAAAAAATATAATTGAAATGACCATAACTACAGATGCATTAGAAGGATTTTTAGCATTAATGGGGGTATTAATAGCTAGTTATGTGGTCGGAGAAGTAGTACATTTATTCAACCAAAAACAATCCAACGAATCATTCAAGACCGCTATTGACCAAATATCAAAAGCCACAATTACAGCCACACAAAGTATAAAAGATACTACGACTCTTGCTGTAAATGCGATAATGAATATGGATACTCTTAGAGATGTAAATTCATTAGCACAAAAGAAAGCTGAGCAAAACCAGAATTCACAAAATCAGACATCTAAATAATCTAAATGACTTGATTTTTTAACATATAAGTTAATACTTTTTTTATATCTTTTTTTGTTTTTGGAACTAATTCAATCCGAATGTCTGAATGTAGTGGCATATGTTTATGAATTCTAGAATAATCTAAACGTTTGTTTGTAAAAATTAGGACATGATAATGTAGACCGTGAAATTTTGTTGTATATTCTTTCACGGAAAAAACATGAGCTGATGAATCATGATTATACACATATTGTCGAAATTTTTTATAGATTTTTGTCGTATCAAAATATCGATAATTCGTAGAAATTGTAACAAAATAAGTGTAATTATAAAGAAAGTGATAACTAAAAACTTTTTTACAGTCCATGTAACAAAATGAAAATCTGACATTTAAATGTTAATGTCACGTTTATATCAAGGACAGGAGTATAAAAAAATATGAGAAGACAAAGAAACAAATATGTTGAGGTAAGAATTCCACATAAGTATAAAGATATTTTTTATGAAAAAAGAGAACAGATTAAGCAAGAAATTGATAAATTAATAAACCAGCAAGAAGAGTTTAGAGAAATAGAAAAACAAGACGTCTACGACGGTAAAGTCTTTTTTACAATAGACGAATTATATTACGATAAATTAGAAAAATTAGCTGAAAAATACAATACAAAAATACCAAGACTTGTAAGGTCTCTATTCTTTAAATTAATTTAAATATTTTTTTATTTTATTTTCTAATTCCCAAAACTCATATTCAAAATATAATGTATATTGCTTTTTGTATTTATAATAAAAATATGGAAAAATATGCTAAATTATAAGTTTGTTAATATTTAAATTTGTCATAATATAAGATAATAATTAGGGGATGTAAATGGCGTCCCTTAAAGAAATAATAGATGAATTAGCACAACAAGCAAAACAAAACAATAAAATAATGTCAAGAATTTTAAAGATAAAAGGTCTAAAGAGATTAGTAGTACAATTGAATGCAATACCAGAGAACGGGAAAGTAAGATATAGTATGACAATACATTCACAGAACAACTATAGAAAACAAATAGGCATAACAGCTAATGACGCTGAAGATTTCAGATTAATCTCAGAATTTTTATCGAAATATTCGGACTTATTAAACGAATATGTGAAATTTAGTCCTAGGAATGGTAACAGTATAAGAGAAGAAGAATTAGAACTTGATAAAGAAGAAGATAACGATAAAGAACAACAGACACAAGAGAAACCTCAAAAGAAAAGTCAAAAAAAGAACGTGGAAGATGAATTTTAAAATGTCATAAGTTATTGTTTTTTTTATGAGCAGTAACTTCCAATTCCTAGAAAAAACCAAACAACATTCTTTTTTTTATAACCCCCGTGATACAGAAAGGGTTTTAAATATAATTCTATCTGGAAAACAAATTGAGGATGGAAAGAAAAATGAGATTCTTAAAGCGTATAGGAGAGGTATTGATAACCAATATTTCCAATCTTATCTTCTATTTAATGACGAAGTAAAATTTATCTCTAAAATTACACAATTTAAAGTAAAAAATGGAATGGTAATTGCAAAATTTCAAAATGGATTTATAGGAAGTTTTAACCCTCATCTTATAGCTAATAATCCTGAAGATTTCTATAACTTAATAACTAGTTATATGTTTGTGAAAATTAGGAAAAGTAATAATAGCTGGTATATTAATGACATTTACTCAATTGAACCTCCTAACAATTATGAAATTGCCAAAGAACTATTTGACTTAGCAAATCAAGAACATCAAACTTATGCTCTTCTATTACAAAGCTTCGGTTACGACCCATCAAAAATGGAAATTCAAGATATCTTTCTATATTTGCCTAGATTATTCCCGCTTTTTAAATCACCAGTAACAAAAAGACAGATAAATTATATAGAAATTTCTAATAGAGGAACCGGCAAAACTACAACTTTTATGATTCTACAAGAAGTATTTAATTTCCGTTATTATACAGAAACACCAACTTATGCCAATTTGGTCTACGATGCAAGAAATAATATGTATGGGGCTGTGTTTTTGTCAAACGGTCTAATCTTTGATGAAATTCAGAATTGGAAAGATGGATATTCTATCAAAGAATTAGGGGCAATAAATGCCACATTATCTACTGGTCTAGAAAATTGTGTATGGACCAGAGGGGCTGGAACTGAATCGAAATCCTCGACTATCCAAAAGTGTATACCGATAATTTATGCTGGAAATCCTTACTCTATGACTATAAACAGATTAAGAACTCCAGATGTAGAAGATTATTTAGTAAATTATCAAATTTTCACATCTGCTATTTTAGATAGAATACATATTATACAATTGGCAATTAAGAAAACATATGAGAAAATTATAAATTCAAGAGTTCTATATCCATCAATACTAAAAGCTCTAGTAGAATTAATACAACAAAAGATAAATAGTATAAACAATTACGTAATTTGTGATAATCTTGAATCTAGAAGACAAGAACAAGCTATAGATATACAAATATTGTTACAAGCTCTAGATATTGATTTACAAATCGGACAGAGAACGAAAGAAGAAATTTGTAATCAAATAATAAACTTTATGCGATATTCAAATTTAGGTGAGTAAAGATGAATTACGAAGATTTTGTTAGACAAAGTTTTAAAATTAAATATCCAGAAGACTTAATTTTCCCGTCAGAAATCGGAATATGTTTTAGGAAAAGTTATTTCTCTAGGAAATTTGAATTTGAAAAAGGAATAAATGAACTTACTTTAGAGCTTGGAGAACAACATCATTTAAGGATAGAGAATTATTTTGTAGAAAAACTAAAATGTCAAGCAGAGATAGAGGTAAAAGGTGAAATAGAAGGTCTAAAAATTTCAGGAAGAATAGACCTAATTTGTGGAAACGATTTGTTAGAAATTAAAACTATTTCAAACAATTACTTTAACATTAAGGAATATCATGTATATCAAGTCGCAATATATTATTATTTATTGAAATTACAAAATTATCAAATTGATAATGTATATATTATATATTTGAATAGAATAAATAGAGAAGTTAAACAAATCCAAATTGAGAAAAATGTGTTAGAAGAATATATTCAAAAAGCTATAGACTGGATTAAGAAATTTAAGGAATATCTAAAATTAAATGACTATAAAACCATTCCAGGAGCTAATAATTATCTCTGTAAAAATTGCGATTTTAAAGCTAAATGTTCTGGTTCACTTTTTGATTATCTTCAAACAAGCAACAAGTCATAATATTCATAATATTTTGAATATGACATATTTGGCACAAAAAGTGTAAAATTAAAAGCCTTTTTATTTGTCATAATACAATAAATGTATGAGCAAACATGTTAAACAACACATATAAAGAATTAAGAAATATAATTGAACAAATTCAAGAAAAAGATATATATAATATTCTAAACGAAACAGTTAATTTTTCCGAAAAACCAGAAATACTATTTTATGGTAAAAGTTTTTTAGTAATCTATGGATATTTAGAAATAAGAAATAAAACTTTCTATTTTGAAATTAGAATAAACAAGACAGATTATGAAGAAGATTATACAATAAGTGTTAAAGTAGGTAAAATGGTAATTGTAAAGAAAATGGAAAAGGTGTTATAAATGTGTGCTAAAATCTGTAATATTGTTATAACTTTCAAAATTGATGAAGATATGTATGAACAATTAAACGCTTACGCCATTCGACATAAAATCACAAAAGCCGAAGCTATAAGACTAGCGTTAAACAAACTCTTTGAAGAAGAATCAAAGAATGAAGAAAATTTACAAATAAAAGTAGAAAAAGGTCCGAAATTAAGAAGATAGAAAGTGATAAAAATGAAAGTACACTTGGTTTCTTATACTCCAGACGGTGAAAGAGTTATAGCAATTGCCTCAAAAATGTCTAGGTCTAGAAAAGGCTGGGAATATCATCTCGAAAAAATGACAGATGATGAAATAGAGCTTTGGATAACAGACGCTATAATTCATGGTTATTGGTCTGTACTTGAACATAGTGTATATACTTTCTCAATTGAAAACATTTCAAGAGTAACATCTCATCAACTTGTAAGACATCGTATTGCATCTTATACTCAAATGAGCCATAGATTCGCTAAACCAATTGAGGAATTTTATCAGCCAATTATTCCACAATCTATCGAAAAAAGAGCTAAAGATATTATAGAGAAAGCTTACAATGATTCATATAAAAGATATTATGAACTCCTAGAAGCTGGAGTTCCTGAAGAAGACGCCCGTTATGTCTTACCAAACGGTATAAATACAAATATTGTAGTTACTATGAACGCTAGAGAACTTTACAACTTCTTTGCCTTACGTTTATGTTCAAGGACACAGTGGGAGATACGTCAGGTAGCATGGAAAATGTTAGAAGAAGTGAAGAAAGTACATCCTAAACTATTCCGTTATGCTGGTCCAAATTGTATAATTCATGAGAACTTTATACGTGATAAACCATTAACTCTTGACTCAATAAATGAGAAAACAGAATTTGTATCGAGACGTTGTATAGAAGGAGTTCCAAAAGAAGGAATTTGGAAGTGTATACAAAATGCCAAAAAAGGTGAAGAAATTTGGCAATAAAAAACGGGAAAGACCTTTTAGACTTTTTAAGGAGAAATAATTTAGAATTTAGATATAACAAATACGATAATGGTCTATATGATATACATATTACAAATTTAACATTAACTGATATATCATTTGCGGACTTTGACAGTCTTGTAGAAATGAATTTTCTGATAAACAGTAACGATTATAAATTTTTGCATATTCTAAGGTCAGATTTAGATATAGAAATTACTGTTGGGGATTTACATACACATGATAAAATAACGTTAAAGAAAGCTAGAATAACATGGGATAGAAGCGGTTATTTAGAAATTTTGTGGAAAGGGAAAAAATAGATTAATTAGAAAAAGAATAAAATAAAAAAATTATTGATTTAAATAAACTCTTTGTTTAACCCTTCCTGTTTCTGGATTTATCTCAGCTTTAATCTCTATCAATCCCTTTTTCTTTAATGTAAACAAACGTTTATATAATACTGAATCATATTTCTTAGCCCAACTAAACTTATCAAGAATATCCGATAACCAAACTCCTTGAGGTTTATCTTTTAAAAAATCTAAAATTTCCTTTTCTTTTCTTCCCAAACGGGGTTTTTTTGTTATTTCTTCATTCATATTTATCACAATATAACATATGTAAGTTTTTATATATAAAGTTTTCTTTATGAGTTTACATTACTAATTTACGTTTTCTAAATTCTCAAATCTTAGAAATATTATTTCAGAATTGAGAAAAATAGTAGAAAAAAATAGAAGAGAAAAGAGGTAACCCAAAATCAAAAAATTAAGTAAGAAAAAAAGTGTTTAATCTTGAGATGTTGAATTTTGATGTTTAACTAAAAAATTAAAGTGAATTTTTGCTATTTGTTCATCATAACCGCTGTAAAAATATATTCTATGATTTTCATTTTGTACATAAACGGCAATTCTTTGCCTTTGGCAACAATCACATTTTGCAAAAACTACGTTATTCTGAATTTTTATTGGTTTGAAGTCATGTTTTATAACATTTATTACTTGAAATTTCATAACTCTCAATTAAACATATATACATTTACATTTATAAATTTTTCGATAAACTTTTACATATCGATTTATCGTTATCGTAAAAAAATTAAATTACTTTATGATTTATAATATATTCCAAAATTGCATACAAAATAAAACTTATAGTAAAATCAATAAAGATACTATATAATAAATCTCTAATATCTCTCCATGTTTCTCGTTTCATTTAATCATCTCTTTTTTCATATTTTTTCTTTAACATTCTTATCATTTCTTCTTCTTCAAGTTTCTTTAATTCTCTTCTTACTTTCCCGATATAATATAAAAGTATTATTTCATAATAAAATGTAAAAATTATCATAAGTAAATCTGTTCTTGATAACGAATTTAACATCATATTTTTACCCCATATTCTTTAAATTAAAATATAGACTAAGCAGTTTTTTAAATACATCTAATCCGCCCACATCATCTTCTGTTATGTACATTATGTCATGTGGATTATTTTCAAAAACTATCTTTAGTTTATATTGTTTATCGTAAAACAAATATACATTTGCATATTGAAATTTTATGTCATTATCTTCCTCAGTAAAACAAGTATCGTCAAGTTGATTAACTGAAAAATTTCCCAAAAATATTTCTTGTCCCTTCTTTACTTCTTGTAAAACTTTTTCTATAACTATATCTTCACTCATAATTCTTACACTTTATAAAAGTCTTTATTCATTAGGACAAATTTAAAAACATCTTTACCTTTAGATTTCAAAAATTCATTATCTAACAAAATTATTATTTCAAAATTGAGAAAAATTAAATATAAAAAGGTATAACAAGACAAAAACAGAAAAATAGGAAAAGAAAAAGAGATAAATAAAAAAATTAACTTGAACGAGGGACGATTAGAATAAAGGATTTCTTTTTCTCGATAATTAGGACAGCTTTCTCGAAATTTTCTTTGTTATGTTCTAGACTGACCGGGTCTTTATAAACATTAATTGTTTCATAATGTTCACAACCCCCTACACTTTCTAACTTACCTTTTGGCACTGTTTCTGGTATATATTCTTCATCATTTGTCACTAAAATTTCATCACAAATTTTACACTTAACATAGATTTTCTTTGATGTATTATCGATTATTATTTGATTAGACATTTTTGGTCAATTTACATTATATAACTACAC